TCGCTGAGCATCTCCAACAATGCGCGTTCCGGGCTGGAAACCCGGGGGCCGTTCGGGAATTCGGACATCGGAGCGATGCCGGTTCCAGCGGGAAGATCATCGTCGAACAGCCTGGATGAGCTGTATCGTGCCGGGAAACGGTCTTGAAACCAGCTTGGCAGGTCGATCCGGTGGTCTCCCCAGAGGATGGTCGTCTCCTTGACGGCGACGTTGTGCCTGAAGCCGTGCCACGCCAACGCGGTTTTGGCAGCCACATGGAGGCCTGGAACTCTGGGCTCCATGAACGCGAGGGTTTCGTTGCGTTGCAGTTCATCCCCGGCAAACATGAAAACTCCCCGCCCGAGTTTTTCCAGCCAGCCGGCTTTCACATACTCGTGCGCGAGCGCCGCCGAGACGCCCAGACCGGCTAGTGTCGCCGTGTCGAGGGGAGCGCCTCGCGGCAGTGTGGTTTGCAGGGCTTTGATTCGATTTGCCTCCATAGATCAAGTCAGGCTTGAACAATGGCGCAGATTCAAAACAGACGCAACAGCAATGTTTGAGATTTGTAATATAGATCAAGCCTGGCTTGATGAATGCCGCAGATTCCAAACACCCCCCCCCCTCCCGGTTCCCCGAGAGAGGGTGATGGATGCCAATCGAACTCCAAAGAAGTTTATGGTTTGACGATGCGCTTGAGGGCGTCGGTTTTGGCCGGGGCGAAGCCGTAAAGACATTCGAGGGTGACAAAGATCTTGTTGGCGCGGGTGTCGGTGAAGCGCAGGTAGCCGAAGGTCATGCCCGTGGTGGGATCGGTGACGGCACCGGCTTGCTGGTAGTCAGCCACCGGTTGGAGGTAGCGCATGGCCACCGCGACGGCGCTGGAGTGAGCCGCGAAGCCAACGAGCTTTTCCGCGTGATCCGACGGGATGAGGGTCGTCTCGTGCAGGTTGAATCCGGCGATCCGCTTGACCATGCCTTCGGTGACTGCCGGGGCGTTGAGGTTCAGGTTGAAGCTCTTGGCCACCACATCGTCGGCGAGCATGTTGGTGTAGTAACCGGAGTCCAGAATCAGTGAACGCGGGTTGGGTGGCATCTTGGCGATTCCGCAGGCATCGCGCAGACTGAGCACCTTCTTGTAATCGAAGGCGGTGGCGGCGAGCGCGGCGATGCCCGGAGCGCCGAAGTTGGCGAGCGTGATGCAACTGAAGATGTCCACCAGCACGTCTTGGGCGAGTTGCTGGGCGGCAGCTTCCACCAGGGTTTCGAGCGCGTTGAGCGAGGTCTCGGCGGATTCCCTGGCGGTGACGTGGACGGTCTTGTATTTGTGGCGGTTGAGCGTGACCGGAACCACTGTGACCGTGGAATCGGCATTGGCCGAGTAGTCGCCTGCGAAGTCGCTCGAAGTGCTGGGTGCGCCGACGAGAGGAACACGCACGGTGTCTAACTTTTCGGCGGGAAGCGGACTGAAGTCGGTGGAGAACGCCGTGACCGGCAGCAGGTTGGACATGAAGGGCATGAGCGCCCGTTGGGCGACCTTGATGTCTTTGACGTTGGTGAGGGTGTTGGACATGGCTTTCTATCAGGCTTGGTGTTTGAGGATGAGGGCTTGTTGTTCGGGAGTGAGCTTGCGCCAGAAGGCGGTCTGCTCGGCGGGAGCGGTGATGGCGGCAAAACGCGCGTGAAGATCCGCAGCCTGGGAGGCATCTCCGGCAGGGGTCACTTGGGCGGGCATCGTGGTGCCGGTGGAGGCGACGACGCGGGCGACATCGAGTTGAAGTTTGCGGTCGAAGTCGGACTGCGATGCTTCCAGCTCGGTGATGCGGGTTTGCATCGAGGAAACACGAGCGCTGGCGGAATCGCGCTCGGTGATTAGATTGGTGACTTGGTTTTTCGCCTCGTCGCGCTCCGCTTTCAGCGTGTCGATTTCGGCGGCAAGCAACTCCACTTCGCCGCGCAGCGAATCGACGCTGGTCGATGCTTCATTGAGCAGTTCTGTCTGGGCTTGGTGGTCCCGCTGCAGGTTGGCGACCTGAGTGCGGGCTTCGGCAAGTTCGTCTTCGATGGTCTTCATCGACCGTGATCCCGTGTCAACCGACGCGTGATAGACGCGCAGGCGGCGCATCGCGTCGGCGCGGTCCGGAACCATGCCCGCGAGGTTGTGGCGTTGGGCTTGCTTGCCGCTAAATGTCTGACCTTCCATCGCCTCGGCAGGAATCGCACGGCCACGGGAAAGCACGGCGTCGTGAAACTCGGCGGCGATTTCGGCGAGGTTCGATTGAATCAACTCCCGCTGGTCGTCTGTTAGCGGAGTGCCGGGCGCACCCATCGCCTTGTATTTGCCGACTGAGAAGACCTCGACCTTGAGGCCCGCCTTGTCGAGGGCGGCGGTGTTGTCGATCACGGCTTGCACCACGCCGATGGATCCGACCTGGGCGGATGGCGTGGCGTAGATGGCGCGGGCCTGGCTGGCGATCCAATAGGCCGCCGAACACATGAGGCCGGACGAGAATGCATAGACTGGCTTGCTTCCATTGAGTGCCTTCACCGCCGCAGCGAGTTCCGGCGTGCCGGCCACGGTGCCGCCGGGCGAGTCGATGTTAAGAAACACCGCTTTGATGTCGTCGCGCTCCCCCGCCTCACGTAAAGCCTCGCCGATGTCTTCGGAACTGGTGGCACCAAAAAAGATTCGGGCAAAGAGGTCGGGCTTGCGCAGGATCGGCCCTTCGATGGCGACCACACCGATGCCGTCCTCGATGGTGAGCAGCGGGCTTTCGGATGCCTGCTTCGGGAGGAATCCGCCGCGATCCACCAGTCCCCGCAACGATGCGGCCATGGATTGCAGCGCTTCAGGTTGGATCAGCCACTCGCGATGTTGAATTACCGGGTTCACGCCCGGATGGCGGTGTCAACGACCAGGCGGTGGCTCTTCCGGCTCGGGCAGAGTGACAGGCATGCCATTCGGTTTCCAGAGCATGTCCACCGGCACTCCGTATTTCGCCGCTGTATCCAGGATGAGCTTGGCATCGCTGGCGCGGCGTTCGATTTCCTCGCCAAAGTCGGCACCCTGTTCGTTAAAATGATCCGACAGGGTTTTCAGGCCCATTTCCACGTCGGCACGGTTTTGTTGCGCCTCGCGTCCGGCGTCCACAGTCACGCGCTTGGGAGGAACGGAGCTGATCTTCCACCAGCCTGCCACCGGTGGCAGGAATCCGCGGGCAATGGCATCGCCGATCACATAGGCCCAGATCGGTTTGATGAGTCGGCTTTCGAGAATCATCTGGCGGAACGAGAAGCGGCGATCCGCCTTGGCGACAATCAATCTAACACCCGCGCCACCGACCTTGCTGGAATCCGCTGCAAACTCGAAGGGAATCATACCGAGCGCGGAGTCACGCCGCAGATGTTCCAGGAAACCGGTGAAGGTCGGTGATGGCCGATTGGACTGGAAGCTGTCGAGAGACTCGTCGGGTTTGAGTGCCACCAGTTTGCCGCCGACGATGCGTTGCAACGAAACCGGGTCGCTGGAATCACTGCCGGCCGCGCCACCGACCACGAAGTCACCGTTGTCGTCGATCTCACCACGAGCCGTCTTGAGGATGCGAGACACGTCGGCATTGTCCTTCACTGCGTGCTTTTCGAGAGCTAGCAATTCCATTTCATCGAGCACATGATTGATCGAATGCTGGATCGTCGGGTGAGACCGGACACCACCGGCCCACTCGGGTTCGTGGATATGGAGAACCGACGCGGCGGGCAGATCACGGTGTTTGCTGTTGTCCTCCAATGTGCGATAGAAAACCGGTGCGCCCCACGCATCGAGGCCAACTCCGTCGATGGTTTCTTGTGAACTGAACTGGTCGCCTACGCGGTGGGATTCGATCAACTGGATGCGTGGTTCGCCTTGGGTGTCGCGGGTCTTGTGGATGAAATACTCGCCGTCGATGTCCATGCCGCGACAAACCAGGGCCTGGCATTCCTCGAAAGAAAACCGCCGCGTAACTTCACAGCGAGGCGACCACATCGCGAAATAGGCTTCTGCGGTACGGTTCCACTGAGGATCGGGTGATTGCGCCTGGACGCGGATGCCGTCGCCAGTCGAATAGATCGCCATGTTGGCGACAAGCTCCCGCACGAAACCGCTGTTCTTGTGCATGTATCGCGACTTGCGAACCAACTCCGTGCGGACGCCCGGCGTGAGTTCGTTGCGGGCGTCGGTTGGTGACGCGCCCGGCACACTCCCGCGACGAGGAGACCAGTTTACCGATTCGTATGGTGAGCCCCATGCCTTCGGCACGAAAATAGGTGGCAAGAGCAGGTGCGCGATGTGCTTGAGGCGGTTCATTTCGGGAGATAGCCGGAGATGAAGGAAGCAGCGGCGATACGGGGTTTGCCGTAGGTGGCAGGATCAAGCACGCGGAGCGCATGGCCGCATTCCTCAAGCACCTGATCGACCGGCATGGTGAACTGCTTCGATGCCGAGCTGCCCGCCTCGTTCCAGGTCATGAGGGTTTTGCCCTCGATCAGAAATTCCTTCGCCCGCTGCTGGATCGCGAGCACTTCGGAAATCGTGAAGCCGGTGATGAAGAGTCCGCGGGCCATGGATCAGTTGCCTTTCCAAGTGGCGTTGCGTCCCCGCGTGTCGATGTGGACGAAACCGGACGATGGATAGAGGCCGAGGCCGCCGATGAACTTGCCCGCCTTGCGCCATTCAAGCAGGCGGTCATAGACTCGCTGCGGGCTGATGCCGTCGAAAGCGATGTCGAGAGCCGTAAACTCAAGATGCTGACTGAGCGGGGCACCACCGACCGTCTTGTTGTAAGCCGGGGCACGATAGGAACTCAGGATGCGACACGGCTTGCCGAATGATTCGCGAAGCTCGTCCACGATGCGAAGTGTCGGAACGATGTTCTTCCACAACCGCCTCGGTGGCGGGCCGTTCTTCACGCCGTTTCGCTCGCGGGCGAAGTAGCTGGTGAACTCGCCCGCGCCGAAGTGGCGGAACTTCTGAGCGGCGAACCATTCATTGAACGAGTTCATGGCTTACTTGGCGGTGAGGGGTTCCACGACGATTTCGACGCGACCGTCCGGATGAACCCGGATGCGTCCGTCCTTGCTGATGAATTCACCAGTGACCGCAGGGGGCGTGGCGCACGAGGCGAGGAACGGAACGGTCAGCACCGCCATGGCGAAGCAGAACAGCCCGACCTTGAACGATTTGTTGGGCTTGCCGTCGTCGAAGAGGTCGCCAAGAACGACAACCAGTTCCTTCAATGCCAGCGCGGCGGGACCAGCGATGAGCAGGTATTGCGCCTTGTCCGCGTCGAGCAGGTTGGCGATGCCCGAGAGGTCAATCGCGGCCATTGTGGTGAGACCGGAACCAAGGAAGGTGAGGAAGCGGAGGATAGTGACGGTTTTCATAACTCCCCGTCCGGGGTGTCAACCGGGGCAGCAGCGATGGACTCCCGTCCGACGATCTTGAGCATGGTCGCGGCAGCGGCTTGTTCCGCCTCGCAGTCGAAGTAGTGGTTCGGTCGCGAGCCGATTTGCTTCCACATCCATTGGCCCTTTTCCTTGATGCGTTGCTCGCTTTCCAGTTGGGCGAGATAGTCGTCGTCGATGTCGTCGGGCACTTCCCATGTTGGCCCCTGAGCCGGATCCTGATTGCGACGCAGACGGGCGAGAGTGTCCTTGATGTTGAGGTTGCTCCAATAGTGAACGTGGCAGTGTTGGCGATGCGACAACACCACCTTTCGCCTGGGTGAGTAGAACCGCTGAACGGTTTTGCCGTCGCGTCCCTTGTGCGGATAGACCGGGCGGCGGTCGCCGATCAATGCCACCCATCCCCGCTTGGCGCACTCTCGATAGACGTCGTAGGTCGCATAGCCGGCGTCGAGAAACACGAGACTTGGATGCACTTCGAACCGCTCCTGCAACACGTCGATGTCGGTGAATGTCAGGATGCGCTCATTCCACATGAGGCGGCTCGATCCCTCCGCCGACCACGAGCGGACCACGACGAACAGGTGATCCATCTGGCAGTCCACCGTGATGAAACGCAGCGGAATGAGGCCGGCGCGCTCGGGCAGCGGCGCGGCGAGGATTTTGCCGGTCTTCGGATCAATCGCGCCTTCCTCTTCCCACGTCTCGCCCCGCTTGTAGCCGGATTTGACGATTTCGAGTTTGTAATCCTCGACGTATTCCCGCCACGGCAAACCGAGGCGCTTCTGATAGAACTGTTGCAGCAACGATACGTCACCTTTCCGCGCCGCCGCCTTCGCCCGCAAGTAGAGTTCCGCCAACTGACCCCAGCTCATCGCGCACAGGGCGTTCCAGTGAAAGCCGACGTTTTCTTTCGATGCCTTTGGATTCTTGGCGACGAAGGCACCGGTGGCGTTGAGTTCGCGCCGGGTGCGCTCGCCATCGTTGAAGTAGTGGTTGCACGATTCGCAGCGCATCGCGGCGGTGCGCCGGACTTCATCGAAATCCCATTCGCCTGATTCATCGCGGGCCGACTTGCTCCACTCCACGCACTCCCACTTGAACGGCTGACGGTGATGGCACTCCGGACAGGCGAACGTCCATTCGCGCTGGTCGGTCATCTCGAATTTGCGGTGGGTGTCGTCTTCTTCCTCGCCGCCCTGACTCATGAAGATGCACTTGCCGAGCCAGCCGAAGGCAGTGACGCGGGCCTCCGCTTCCGCCATGTGCCCCTGTGGCCAGCGCCAGGTTTCATCACCGATCAACCAGCGGATCGAACGGCGCTGGAGGTTGGTCTTGTTGTGCGCCCCGAGAATCCAGAGCGTCATGCCGTTGGTAAACTGGATCGCGTTATTCTTGCGCTTGTGGCGGTGAACGCCGGTGGGCATGAGCCGTGCGACCGGCTCGCACTGGTCGAAGAGCTTCTGCAGGCGCGACTCGGAATAATCGCGGGCATCCTCGTCAGTTTGGTCGAGCCAAAGTGCGGGTCCCGGCAGGTTCGAAATGATGTAGCAGAGCGTCAGCTCGGGAGCGGTGGTCTTCGATGACTGAACGGACGCGATGATCGAGACCAGGCGAATGCGCGGATCGACCAATGATTCCATGACCTCGCGAATCCATGGCGAGTTTTCCGACCGGAAGCGTCCGGGATTGGGCGAATAGGGAATGGCCTCGATGTGATCCTCACACCATTCCCAAGCAGGGCGACGGTCCGGCGGTTGCCACGCCTCGCGCCAGATTTCTTTAAGGACACTCATGCCCTTGCCGCCAACGTCAACACCCCATCAGCCTTCATGGAGGCAGCGCAGGACTTCATCAATCGCACGGCGGCATTCCCGCTGGATGCCGGTGGCGTCGAGTCCTGATAGGACTGGCGGGAGTTCGTTTTCAAATTTCGCCCGCAGGATGGATGTCGCCTGGGCAACCAGACCGATCCACTCCTCGCGGACTTTGGTGAGCGCGACGTATTCACCCTTCTTCACTGCGATGCGCAGCTCACGTTCCTCCACTTCGGCCAATAGTTTGCGGGCTTTGAGCGCCTCCTCGTTGCCGACAGGCACGCGTCCGGCATTCAATCCGCGCATCCTGACGAACTCGCGCCAATCGGCCACCGGCCAGAGTCCGTTAGATAAAGCCTTGGGCGCGCCGTCTATCTTCTGCCAAGTCGAAAGCGTGCGGCGGGAAACGCCAAGTACGGCAGCGAGTTCCACGAGTGTCTTGGTGTAGGCCAGCGTTTCCGCACTGCCCGCCGCCCGGGATTCGATGCGTGTGCGTTCGGCAACCGTGAGCGGCTTTCCAGCGGCGACCTTCTTGACGATGTTCTGGAAATCGGCATCGAGGATCTTCTCGGCGATGTCCGGGGCGAGAGTTTGCCGCGCTTCGTCGTGAGATCGTGGATTGCTCATGGCTTCACCGCCA